GGTGGCCGTCCAGCAGCTCGCGAACCGGATGAAGCGGAGCGGGTTGGCTGCACAGCTCGGCGTGAGTGAGAGCATGGTCCGCAAGTGGTACTATGGGCAGCGCGCGGTGTCGGACGATGCCTGGGGGCGGTTGCAGGGGTTGGTGAATCCATGAGCGGCACAACAGGCGCGCGCGTTGGTGCGTCCAATATTCAGTGGCTTCCCGTCGCCAAGCTCATCCCATACGCCCGCAACGCTCGCACGCATACCGACGCCCAGGTCGCGCAGATCGCCGCGTCCATTCGCGAGTTCGGATTCAATAACCCCGTGCTCGTGGACGCAGAAGGCGGCATAATCGCTGGCCATGGTCGCGTGATGGCTGCCCGCAAGCTCGGCATGGCCGACGTTCCGACCATCACCCTGCCGCACCTGAGTGACACGCAGAAGCGGGCGTTCATCCTCGCCGACAATCGCATCGCGCTCAACGCCGGTTGGGATGACGACTTGTTGGCGATTGAATTGACAGAATTGAATATTGACGGGTTTTCGCTGGATATTCTGGGGTTTACTCAGGAGGAAATTGACGGGGTATTGAATGCGGATGAGCCCGCGTCCGTATCCCCGAAGGTCTGGACGGTCGACGTTGACGAAGGCGGTCCATACCTGTTCGTCCGCGTTCATGTGGATCCGTCCAACATGGCAAAGCTTCGCGACATCATTGAGCGCGAGTTCCCTGACTGCGACGTGGCGGTCAAGGTCGACTACAGGATCGGCGATGGGTAAGCACAACTCGGCACCGCTCGAAAAGGCCGAGATCAGAGCACTGGTCAAGGCATCCATGCGCCCGGAGCTGTGCAGGGTCTTGGAGACAAACTCAGGCCCTGGCCAGATGCGCGATCTGGCGTGGCCGGACGTTCAATCCGTTTACGGGATCGACATAGACCCTTACAGCGTGTCTGAGTGCATCGGGGACTCGCTCGACTTTCTGCGAAGGGAAGACCTTTCAAGGTGGAACGTTTTCGACATCGATCCGTTCGGCGATTATGCTGAATATCTTTGGATCGTCAGCCAGCGCCTTGTTGTCGCCGAGCCCGTCGCATTTATCTGCACAGATGGCGCAACCGGCGGGGCGGCGGGCATGAACCCAACCATGGTCAAGATCGGCGCGTCTCGACAGATGATCGATGCGCTTGGGATGCGACCGTCTGACAGTCCGAAGCCTATTCTTGGCCGCAAGGGGTCGGCCTGGAAGTTCGGCCAGTTGCTCCGCTCGTTCTTCCCGTCGTCAATTGTTCGCGAGAGGTGGCAGGCGACAAACCCGCACGGCGGAATGCACTACCATGCAGCCATCATTGCGCCAGCCGGCGATGCGCTGGTGTATCCTGCCGGGCGGGGGTAGCCATCATGAATTACGCCGTCCAGCTCCCTGCCGCCGGACTTCGGACGAAGCCCTCCCCACTGCTTGTGAATGAACGACACGCCGGACGCCTCGCACGCGTCGCGGATGTCACGGATCCACTGTACTCGGTCAACCATTGGCGTCCACTTCCCATTGACCGGCTCTGTCAGCGAACGGCGTACCCTGACGTGCTCATCTATCAAGTGAAGCCCGGACTCTCCACCGGTGATCACCCAATGCATTCCGGTCAGGTCGAGACCGTCCAGGGGTCCGATCAGGGGCTCGGCGGAAATGAATCGGATGGACGCGTTGACCTGCCGCAAGATGTCCATCCGCCACAGGTTGCGCGCATTCTCGACAGATACGCCGGCCCAGAAGTTGTCCGGGAACCCGCCAAGCTTGCGGTTGACCTCAAGCATCTTTTCCGGGCGCTTGGTCAGCACCTGGTACTGATGCTGAGGCGTTCGGCTGATCACGTCGATGATGCGGAGTCGGTAGTCATCTGGCACTCTCTCCCAGAACAGGTCCGACATCGAGTTTACGAAGATGCGGCTCGGCAGTTTCAACCGCTCCGGTTCGCTCAGTTTGTGCGGACGGATGGTCAGGTCGAACCCGTTCGGGAATGCGGCTGTTCCGCGCTTGTTGTCCGCCAGCGTTTTAGCGTAGCAGTACTTGCACCCCTCGCTGATGACCTCGCATCCGGACATGGGGTTCCACGTCGCATCCGTCCATTCAATTGTGGTTTCATTCATGGGTTATTTCCTCGTGTGGGCGGTAAATTCCGCAAATTCAGTATACAGGTAACAGGATCAATTTCAAAGGCAATTCACCCCTTCACAGGTCGGCCATGAAACGGATCAATGAAGGCAAGACCGAACTGTTCGAGCGCGACCGCAAGATCATCGCCCTCGCTCGCGCCGGCCACACCTACCGGGACATCGCCCGCGCGCTCGGCACTCACTTCGACGTCGTGGCGAAGGTCATCACCGCGTACCACAACGAGCTGCGTGAGCAGGGCAACGAGGACGCAAAGAAGGCCCTCGCTGCATCGCTGGCACGCATTGACCACGCCCTGACGAAGCTGTGGCCGGACATCGACAAGGGCGATCCGAAAGCCATCGAGACGATGATCAAGCTCGAAGCCCGCCGAGCGCGGATGCTCGGCTTGGACGCGCCGGAGAAGTCTGACGTGACAATCACCACGCCGATGCGCCTGGTCTTCGGCGATGACGAATGAGCCCGCTCACGAGCTGGTCCTCAACCGGCCCCTGCCCGCGCAGCGCCAGTTCCTGTCCAGCCCGGCGAAGATCCGCCTCTACATCGGCGGGCTCGGTGCGGGTAAGACGATTTCCGGCACCTTCGCGATTGCCGGAATGCCGGCCGGAAGCCGCGGGCTGATCGTCGCGCCGACGTACCCGATGTTGCGTGACATCGTGTGCAAGGAGCTTGAATCCGTCTACGGGCCGCTCGTGCGCATCAAGCGCGCCGATATGGTCGCTGAGTGGCCGGCGTCGGGCATCACCGCCCTGCTGCGGAGCGCCGAGAAGCCTGACCGGTTGCGCGGCCCGAACATTGATTGGGCATGGGGGGATGAGGCGGCGATGTACTCGGCCGCGGCGGTGACGCAGATCATCAGCCGCGTGCGACAGGGCGAATCCCGGTCATGGTTCACGACCACCCCGCGCAAGGGCTGCGCGCTCTACGACATCCTCGTCGCCAGTGAAGACCCGGATGTTGCGCAGTTCCGATCCCGCACCGCCGACAACCGGCACCTGCCACCGGACTACGAACCGCGCCTTCGCCGCATCTACAGCGCCGCCCTGGCTGCTCAGGAGTTGGACGCCGAGTGGATCGATGTCACCGGCGGGCTGTGGCAGGATGTCGAGATTCCGCGCATTGAACGCTACCGACAGGAGGACGTGATCCGCTGGGTGATCGGCGTCGACCCGGCCGCAACCGCTCGCGACGACTCCGACGAAACCGGCATCATCCTCGCCGCCCTGCACCGCAACCGGGACGACGGGAGCGAGTTCGTTGTCGTGCACCATGACTGGTCCGGCCGCTACAGCCCGGGGCGATGGGCCGAGATTGTCTGCGACTACGCCCGGCGCTACAAGGCGACGGTGGTGATCGAGGTCAACCAGGGCGGCGATATGGTCGCTCACACGCTCCGCACGGCGTGGGCAGAGGTGCCGATCCAAGAGGTCCGCGCCACGACTGGCAAGGCCCTGCGTGCTGACCCCGTGGTGGCGATGTACGAACAGGGCCGCGTCCGGCACCTTGGCGAGTTCCCCAAGCTCGAGACGCAGATGCGGGGCTGGGATCCGTCCGGCTCGCGTTCGTCGCCGGATAGGCTGGATGCGCTGGTTTGGGCGGTCTACGGACTGGGCATCACGGCACAGGAGCCGTCTGCCCACGTCCGCGTCCACGGCACCCCCCTGCACCGTCAAACCCCGCAAACCGCCGTTCGCACCGGCCGAGACTGGCGCTAGACCCCGGTCGTCACCCGCTCCACGACCGCGAACTCATCATCCGCGACCGCCTCCCACGCGTCCATCAGGTGCTCCCACTGGTCCCAGGGGATCTGTCGGTCCCCGCGATCCTCGTTCACCAACCGCAGCCACTCCCGCGGCGCCGTGACTTCCACGCACTCGACGACGGCGCCCATGTCCTCGATCTGCTGG